CGTCCAGCTGGCGGGCGCGGGCGGGCGGGTGATCCTCAAGCCCTTCCCGGCCGGGAGGGACATCCTCTGCGAAGTGGTGCCCGCCGATCGGATATTCCCCACCCGGATAAACGGGAGGGGAACCACCGAGGCGGGCTTTTTTACCGACTTTGCCGCCCTGCGCGGCCGCCGGGTGGTGCGCGTCGAGTCCTTTGATTTGCAGCCGGAAGGGCTGTATTTGCAGAACCGGGCCTATTGGTACGCCGCCGGGGAGGCGCTGGGCGGCGAGCTGTCCCTGGAGGAGATCCCACAATGGGCGGGGCTGGCCCCCGACGCGCTGATCCGCGGGGTGGATCGGCCGCTGTTCGGCGAGCTGAAAATGCCCTTCGCCAATACGGTGGACGAAACCAGCCGCCTGCCCGTCAGCCTGTATGCCCGCGCGATGGACGGCATGGAGGAGCTGGATCGCCTCTACAACGGCTTCCTCTACGAAATGCACAGCGGACGGCGCAAGCGGATCGTCGATCGGGACGCCCTGCTCCCGAAAAAGGGCCTCTTTACGGAGGACGCCCCGTTTCCCGGCATCCCCCGACGGGATTTGGTGACCGATCTGTATTTGACGCTGGATATGGACAGCGGGGGCAAGCCCTTCGACGATTATACCCCCGCGCTGCGCGTGGACGACTACCAGAAGGCGCTGGACATCCAGTGCCGCCTGCTGGAGAACCAGACCGGATTTTCCCCCGGCACCTTCCACTTTGACGTCAAGGCCGGGCGGATGACCGCCACCCAGGTGATCAGCGAGGATCAGACCACCTACAACACCATCAAGGCCATCCAGGAGCGGGGATTGCGGCAGGGATTGCTGGATCTGCTCTACAGCTACGACGTGTATGCCACCCTCTACCGGCTGGCTCCTTCGGGGGCGGCGGAGTTTGCCGTTTCCTTTGGGGACGGCATCTTCGAGGACACGGGCACCGAATTCACCCGGCGCAAATTGCTGGCGGACAGCGGGTATCTCAAGCCGGAGAAGCTGATAAGCTGGTATTTCGGGGTGCCGGAGGAGGCGGCTGCGGACTACATGCCGGCGGCGCGGAAAAGCGACGAGGCATGGATGGGCTTCGGCGGTGAGGGCTAATGCTGAAGCCGAAGCAGATAGACGCGCTGCCCGGCGCGCTGATAGAGCTGTATTCGGAGGTGGAGGCCGATATCCTCGCGGACATGGCCCGGCGGATTTCCGCAATGGACTACTTTATCCCAGCCGCTCAGTGGCAATACCGCAAGCTCATTGAAATGGGGAACTGCCACGGCTTTCTTATGCAGGCGCTTGCGTCCCGCACGGGAAAAACCCGGCGGGAAATCGAGCGGATGCTGGAGGAAGCGGGCGGCAAGGCCATCCGGCAGGACGCGGCCATCTACAAACGGGCAGGGCTCAGCCCGCCGGAGCTGGCGGCCTCCCCTTCCCTGCAGGCGGCGCTGTCCGACGGCCTCAAGCGGACGGAGGGCCTGTTTGAAAACCTCACCGGCACCACGGCGGACACGGCGACACGGCAGTTTGAACGGGCGCTGGATCGGGCGTGGCTACAGGTGCAGTCCGGCGGATTTTCGCAGGAGGAAGCCGTCCGCATGGCGGTTAAGGAACTGGCGGCGGCAGGGGTGGAGTGCATTGCCTACCCGTCCGGGCACGTGGATCACCTGGATGTGGCGGTGCGGCGGGCGGCGGTGACGGGAGCCAACCAGGCGGCCCTGCGGATGCAGGAAGCCCTGGCCGACGAAATGGAATGCGACCTTGTGGAAGTAACCGCCCACGCGGGGGCGCGGGTCGGCAAGGGTGTCGCCAATCATGCCGGATGGCAGGGCAAGGTCTACAGCCGCAGCGGGGAGAGCCGGAAATACCCGCCGCTGGTGGAGGCGACCGGCTACGGAAGCGGCGAAGGGCTGGGCGGCTGGAACTGCCGGCACAGCTTTTTCCCCTTTTTGGAAGGGGCCTCCGATCCGGCCTATACCAAGGCGGAGCTGGAGGAAATGAACGCCCCGCGGGTCGTCTACAACGGAGAGAGGCTGACGGAATACGAGGCCTCCCAGAAGCAGCGCGCCATCGAGCGGAACATCCGACGGTGGAAACGGGAATACAAGGCGATGGAGGCGGCCGGGCTGGACGCCTCCGAAGCGGCGGAAAAGCTGCAGAAATGGCGGAGGACGGAGGAGGACTTCCTCGCGCAGACCGGCCTCAGACGGCAGGCCGAACGGGAACGGGTGGAAGGCTTCGGGCGCGCCGATGCGGCCAGGGCCTCCAAGGTTGCACGAGACCGGGAAGCCTGGTATACTGAGACAGAAGAGGCGGTAAACCCGCCGCAGGGACGGATGAAGGAAACCGAGCAGGCGGCCATCCAGTCGTACATCAGCGGCGGCAGCTATGCGCTGAACGCTAAGCTGCGGGGCGGGCTGGAGCTGAGCCCCTACGAGCAGGAGCTGGCGGATGCGTTGGACGCGGCGCTGGAAAAGTTGCCGGCGTTTGAGGGAACCGTTTACCGTTCCCTGTCGGATTTTGAAATCGACGATATAGACCTCTTTATGCGGCAATACGAGCCGGGGGCAGAGATACCCTTTCCCGCCTATCTGTCCACAAGCGTACAGGTGTATGACGAGAGTTTGCCCATCCAATATGTGATACAGTCCCGGACAGGCCGTGACCTTCGCTTATACAATCCTGACGAAAACGAAATCCTGTTTCCCAGGAACAGGCGGTTCCGCGTTACCAAGGTAGTCGACAGAACCATTTACATGGAGGAACTCCCATGAAAAAGCGCTTTTCCGTGCCATACAGCGACCCGCGCTGGTGGTGGGGCGGGGATTTTGTTCCCCTCTGCTTTGGCTGCGCCCATTTTGATGGGATGGTGAACGGGAAGGTTCGGTGCGCCGCCTTCCCGGATGGGATACCAAAAGCGGTTTTCCGCGGGGAGCACAAGGAGCCGGTGGACGGCGACCACGGTATCCAGTTCACCCCTTATGAGGGAACCGATCCCCTGTAAAGAGGGATCCCCCACCAACCGCTTTGTCATCCATTACGGCAAAAAGTGGAGTTTTCTGAAAAAGAAATCGCCTCCATGGAGCTGTTATAACCCAACCGCATAAAAGGGCACTGTGCCGGGCCAGCACCCGCGCACGGTGCTTTTTTATACCCATCTGCCCCTCCCGGCGGGGCCTGACAGGCCGGGACGCCCCGGCGCGGAGTGGCCGCGCGCTTACAAATCAAATCGAGGGCGGGAAAGGAAAACACATGATCGAGTATCTGAAGGATCTCTTCGGCGGCGGGGCGCTGACCTTTGAGGAGTTTTCCGGGAAGCTGGAAAAGGCCGAAGGGGTCAAGCTGGCCAACCTCAAAGAGGGCGGCTACGTCGGGCGGGACAAGTTCGACGCGCTGGCCGCGGAGCGGGACGGGCTGAAAAGCCAGCTCGCCGAAGCCAGCGGCAAGCTGGAGGGCTATGACCCGGAATGGAAGGCCAAGGCGGAGGGGCTGCGGAAGGAAGCCGAGGACAAGGTGAAGGCCGTCCGCTTTGACTACGCGCTGAAAGCCGCCCTGCGGGACGCCGGGGCCCGGAACCCGGCGGTGGTGGCGGGCGCCCTCCGGCTGGACGCTTTGCAGGAAAACGACGGCAAAATCCTCGGGCTGAAGGAACAGCTCGACGCCCTCCGGGACAGCGATCCGTACCTCTTTGAAAGCGGAACCCCCGCGCCCTCTCTGGTGCTGCCGGGAAGCCCGCAGCCCCGCAAAACCGCCGATCAGGAGAGCATGGACGCTTTTTATGCAAACAACCCTTTCTATCATCGAAAATAAAAGGAAAAAGGAGACAGTATCATGGGCATTGTTTACAACACCCTCAACGTGGACGAGCGGTATTCCTCCATCCTGGAGCCCAACCTGTACTATAACCCGGTGCTGGTGCCCGGCGTGACCTGCACCGACAAGTACGAGATAGGCCCGGCGGGGCAGATCTACGTCCACAAGCTGACCACCTCCGCCGTCGCCGCCGGGACGCCCGGCCGGGATTTCACCGACGAGGTGGCCTCCGACACCCTCATCCCCATCCAGCTCAACAACAACTTCCAGAAATCCAAGAAAATCTACGGCGTCCAGGCCGCGGCCGTCCAGTTTGCGGCGGGCAACGAATACCTGTCCACCGCCATCCAGGAATGCCGGGAGGGCTGGATGCAGTGCGGCATCGCCTGCCTCGTGCAAGAGGGCACCGCCGCGACGGCCACCGCCGCCATCACCGAGGACAAGGTGAAGGCCGACCTCATCGACACCCGCACCGAGATTGTCAAGGACAAGGGGCGGGCCAATGTGGTGATGTGCACCCCGGAATTTTACGGGCTGGTGCTCAAGGCGGCGGGCTCCGACTTCACCCCCTCCACGAACGACCGCATCGCCTCCACCGGCAACGTGGGCCAATGGCTGGGGTTCACTTTCGTGGAGGCCAACGGCGCCACCGGCAGCATCAAGTATTACGACCATTCCGGCACCCAGAAAACCGTCGCCATGACGGGGGTGCAGTATGTGATGTATTACCACGAGGCCCTCTCCGTTGTCTCCAACTTCGAGCTGACCCGCATCGTCGATTCGGAGCGGTTCGCGGGTTCCCTCGCCCAAGTGGAGCTGAACACCGGTTACCGGGTGACCAACGCCAAGCTGGCGCGGGTGCGCAAGGTGTCCGGCACCTAAGGGGGGATCGGGCCGTGCTGGCTGTGGATTTCGATTACTACCGGGACGTTTACAGAGGGGAGGCCGTCGGCGAGGAGGCATGGCCCGCTTTCAGCCGGGACGCGGCCGCCTGGCTCGACGCCGTGACCTTTTCCCGCGCGGACGAACGCCTCCCGCCCGAAACGCTAGACGCCTGCAAAATGGCGGTCTGCGCGGCGGCGGAGGTGCTTTTCCGCCAGCGGGAGGGCGGCGCGCTGACCAGCGAGACGGTGGGCAAATGGTCGCGCTCCTACGCCGCCGACGCCCGCCCCTGTGGGAAAAAGCTGCGGGACGCGGCGGCGCTGTATCTGGCGTCAACCGGCCTGCTCTACCGCGGGGTGACGCCATGAAGCTGCCGCACACCATAACCGTCTGGAACCGGTCGGACGGGGAAGCCTACACCCGCACGGTGCTCTCCGGCGTGCTGTGGGAGGATAACCGGGGGGTGCAGCTGCGCAAAACCGCCGCCTCGGCGGAGAACGGCGTCTTTGTGCTCATCCCCTTTGACGTATGCCCGCCCGGCTTCTCCCTCCGGCCCCTCGATTTTATGGCGCGGGGCGGCGTTCCGCTGGATCCGCGGTCGGCAAAAGACCTGCTGGCGGCGGGGGCGGTGCAGGTCACGGCGGCCGACCGGCTGGACGCCGGCGGCCTGCCCCATTGGGAG